CTGCGGTAAGTATTTCGCTTTTGTTTCTTCCCAATCCATATAGATTAGGTCATCATAGAAAAGAGTTTCCTTAGAAACACGGTCTTGCTCAATCAAGGACTTAATCCGTTTTCCTGCATACTTATCTTTCCATAGATTTACCAGAGCATCATAACTGAAATCAAACGCCTTGGCAAGTTTGTCCTCGGTGATTTCCTTACGAAGAAACTCGTTGGTGTTGGTATACAAAGGACTAAAATAGATACCACGGGCGTGTTCGGAACGGATAAGTTCTTTAGGAACATTTAACTGGGAATACATGAATGTATAGGAACGGTTCTTGTGGTCTCTTTTGTAAGGCATACCGTCAAGGTTCTTAGCAATATACCATTCAAAGTATTTACGGGTATGGTTCTTTTTCAACCAATCCAGCATTAGTTTTACAGTAGGTTTTCTTGCTTCATAAGAGACAGAGCCTGATGTGAAGCCCATTTTCTTCCAATGTTGTAGGCGATCATATTGCGATAACTGGTTAGTCTTAGACTTACCGTATAGTGATGTAGTAGTGACGCCAATGAGTGTATCACCATATTGTTTTTTCCAATCCTGTTGTACCTTATCACAAAGACAAAGTAATGCTAAAAGTTTACCACCTGTGTAGTTATACCCAAGTGGTTGTAGAGGCACAATGGTAGAACCAATGGCCGTGTGATTAATCATACCTTGATTAGTCTTTACCTCACGGGACCATCCAATATGGTTATCTCGTGGAGTCAAGTCTAGGAAGTCAGAAGAAATGCAGATTACCCCTAGGTACTTTCCGGTAACCTCATCTTGAACGATATAAGATAGGTTACGGCCAATGTTGGAGTTGTTCTTCATAGTAGAGGTAAAGTTACGAATAGTGTTCCAAGTGTCCTGTTGTTTAACATCAGGAGTATAAATGAGGACAGGTTTTAGTTTCATGTAGTCCATAGGATCATTGGGAATCCATATATTACTTTTAAGTTTCTTGATTTCAGTTCCTTGTTCACCATCAACTAATAGAGTTTCTTTTCCCCATAGAGTTGATACTTCATGTGTAGGATACTTGATATGGATTTCTAGCCACTTTTGATAGAGAGTATATTCCTCTACGGTCATTGCAGAAACATTTGTAAGGTCCTCAATGACGGCCTTTTTCAGGTCATCATCACCAAGGGCCTCAGGTGCGGTAAACGTGGATTGAAATTCATCCCACTGGCGTTCAACATCTTTAAGTTCTTCATCACTTTTAGCCATAATAATCCTTTATTTCCAACGATCTTTAAGTTCTTTCACACGGTCACGGAGGTATTCTTCAATGATAGGTGTTATATTATCATTTTTTCTTCGTAATGGCAATGACATTAGTTCACTTTGTAAGGCAGTGATAAGTATGTAATCTTGGGAATAACTATGTGTTTTATGTGGATCAGTTTTTGCCATATTTCTTTCTCCAGATATAGTTGTTTAGTTTTACGACAAAATGTTCTACTCTGTCCATAAACCAACTATTCCAGAAAGGGTGATTATATCTACTCATAGGAATGCTCCTTTACTTATTAAACCAGCAAGATAAATCACGGTGATCACCAACTGAATAGTGATCAGGGACCATTTACGCCATGCTAAGGCGACCACCAGCCATCCTAGATTTCCTATCATAGATAGATAGACATTCATAGGATATACATTAAAAGAAGTAAAAGCAGCACCAGATAATAAAAGGATTGTTGCTGACCATTCAACAAAGAACAGATAGTTTTTATTCAACATCAGACCAACCCATTTGCGAGAGTCCTTCCCATAAGTTGTCTACGTTATAATCAAATGTACCAAAAGGTGTTTCAATTGTTACTATCATCATACATCTCCTTACGGAAGTCAAAGTCATCGGTCAATAGACCATCTTGTATATCTTGAGTTATTTGATCTATCTTTTCTGTAAGTATTTTCAAAGACTCGGCAGCAATAGCATCAACAAGGATAGAGTTTACAGTCTGACCTTGAACAAGACCAAGGTCTTTCATAATGGGAGCAGCAACAGCCAATCTTTCCATCTGACCTTGAATGTTTACCGCCCATACAAATGGAATCAGTCCTTCATCCATCATACGTTCAGATTCGGCCATACGCCGTAGTGTTTCCTTATTGAGCATTTGTATATTCTACCAGATTATGGTTCTTTTGTCAAGACCGAAAAGTTTTTTACCTTTTCAAACTTTATAGTCCTTTGGAAACGGTCAATCATAGCATCCTTATGTGATATAACAAAGATATTGGAACCACTGTCACCCATATCCCACATAATCTTGATAAACTCATCCGTACCACTAGCATCCATAGCACGATCAAGGATCTCATCAAACACAAGTATATTCACATTGACACTATTCTTCATCTTGGCAATCTGTCTCCATGTAAGGAGAATAGCCAAGTCTATTCGTAACTTCTCTCCTTCTGAGAAGTTGTGGTAAGAAAACTCGTCTCGGTATCTTGACTTGATTGTTTCCTCAAATGACTCATTAATATTAAAGTTGACAAAAAAGCCAAGTTTAGCGAGGTACTTATTGATATGTTTATTAATGATAGGTAGATACTGTTTAATGATCTTTGTCTTGATTCCACCATCTTTGAGTAGTGTAGTGGCCAAGTCCACATATTGGCGCTCATCTAGAAGGGCCTTCTTTTCTTCTTCGAGGGTGGAAATATCATGTTGGACTTGAACGAGTTGTCGTTCTGACTCTTGGGTAGTTTTGTCAGATAGTGCGAACGTTTCAATCTGAACCATAATTTGAGACAGATTATTATCAATATGCTTATAGGAAGACCTACTAGATGTAAGATCCATCTTAACTCCATTAAGACGTTGGAGAACTTCATCAATCTTCTCTATCTCTTCTAAGACGGCAATAATCTGTTCGTCAGCCTTATTTAGTCCTAACCGAATTTCATCAATCTTGGTTTTGTTTTCACTAATGGCCTTTTCTTTATGGTCTGCGGCAATATCCTGTTTACAGGTAGGACAACTATCATTATCATGATAGAATGACACTTCTTTCATCAATCTTTCGGAATTACCTTCCATCTTGGCCTTGAACCCGACCAACTTACCATACTTTGTCCTTAGCGCCGAGGTATCAATACCCTGTTCAAGGAGATTATCTCTTTGCTTCTCTAGGTCGGAAATGACTGTTTGCTCGGAAACTAAACTATCTTTTAGTTCTTGTTCTTTCTCTCTCAATTGAGCAAGTTTAGTTTCATTATTTGACTTTAATGACTCTAAGGTCTGTTCAATGTAAGTTTTATTTTCATTTTTACTAGTTAAAGTAATCCTATTCTTCTCTAGACCTTCACGGTTAATTTGTAGTCGGTTCTTGACCACATTAGACATAGCAGAAAAGATTTGAATGTCCAGCAGATCCTCAATAACCGTTCTACGATCACCAGGTGATAACTGCATAAAAGGTACAAACGAAGCTGATCCAAGGATAACAACCTGTGTAAAAGACTTAAAGTTCATCTTTAGAATGTGCTTCTCTAGGTATTCTTGATAATCCTTGGCTGCTGCATCCTGGTTGACCATTTTACCTTCACAATAAATCTCAAAGATATTTGGTTTTGTACCACGAATAATCTTGTACCGTTTGTTAGAAACAGAAAACTCAATCTCCACCTCACAGTTCTTACCGTTGATAGAGTTCACTACATTACCTTTGTTCACCTTACGAAAAGGTTTACCAAACAACACAAAGGTCAAGGCATCCAGAAATGTAGACTTACCCGATCCATTGTGTCCCATGATAAGGGTATTCTTATGTGTGTCTAATTCTATTTCAGTCCAGGAATTACCTGCCGAAAGAAAATTCTTATAGCGAATATTATGAAATGTTATCATACAGTTTCTACCTGTAGTGCCTCTTGGTAAACTTCTAACATGAATGATTTCATCTTAGCAGATTCCACCGGCAAAGTCAACCCATCAATATACTTGGAAAGTATTGTGCTGGTATCTTCCGCTTCATCTACTGATTCCATATCTTCATTCTCTAATAATACCGAAGGATCTTCAACAACGGTAATATCTAAAGGTCCAGCCTTGTAGATTGAGTCAAAGAGAAGGTCAAAGGCATAAGGATTAGACTTGTTTACCACAATCAGTTTGACATAAGTGTTCTTATATTTGGAGAAATCTGTACCTTGGATCTTTTCCACAATCTCCGGGTTAGCAACATCATCATACTTGGCCAAACGGAACATCTTGTAAGGATTTTGTATAAACTCTATTTCTCTGGTCTCAGTATTAAATACAGAAAATCCTCTAGGGTCGGAATAATCATGCCATGTATATTCGGCAAAGGCACCAATGTATGATACATTACCAATAGTAGAACGATGATGATAATGACCCGAAAAAACTTTATCAAATTTATCAAAAGTAATCCTATCAAGTCCATGATCTGATATTAACCCTCTATGCATAGTAAAACCGTTTAGTTCTAAGTGACCCATAAGAACCTCTGCCCGTGGATGAATAATAACATCCATGGCCACCTCACGATTAGAGTCGGTGATCCAAGGCATAATCTGAATATTAAGTCCGTCTATATTGATTATTTCAGGTAGACCATAGGTACGGATAAACTGATACCGTCCTGCTACAAGTTCATCTAAGGCATTTACTTCGTGTGTATCTTTATAGTAACTATCATGATTTCCCTGAATGATATGTGTTTCAATACCTCTGTCCTCTAATGGGTCGAGGAAGTCCTCTCTACATCTTTTTGCGGATAGGAAGTTAATATATTTCCTACGATCAAAGATGTCTCCAAGGTGTACCACATACCTAATATTATTAGTATCAATATAATTAAAGAACCAGTCGTAACAAAGTTTTTGATAATTATGAAACGCCGGGTTATCATTCCGAACACCTGCGTGTGTATCGGTAATCATAGCAATCTTCGCCATTATCAATCCTCTTTAGTGATCTCTTTATATGTTTCATATTCAGACTGTCTTAACCATCCAAGGTTAATCATTCTTTTCATTATCTTGTCTTTATCATCTTTACTATGAGGAATTGGCTCCACAATTTTATCACAGAACCATTCTATATTTTTATCAATTTCGGATATCACATCATCAATATCGGTCATGACGATCTACGGCGTTTACCAGCAAAGGTAGTCACCGTCCCCATTTCTGTATCATAATCTGTAATAGCCTTATCTATTGCTCTCTTGATTCCCTCAAGGCGCATACGATAGTTGCCACGGACATTTACTCTTTCTTTCTTATCCTGCATTGCTACTAACAACTGCTGAACCTGGAAAGGAACATCAAACTGATTCTCTTCCTTCATCTTCTTCTCCTATAAACTTTTCAAGTCCTTCTTTGGCCGCTTTCCTCTTCTCTTTCTTTTCCGCTTCACGACCTTCAAACTTCTTTATGAACTCGTTTAGGTTATCATACATTGTGGAGGAAATCAAGTGGTTATCATCATGATCTATCATCAAAGCGGCATCCGAGGTATCTAGGACACTTTCTTGAAATTTTTTGTATATAATGTAACGATTTTTTTCTTCTTTACTAATCCTTCTATGAAAGGCATAGTATATGATTTGAGTAAAGTAAGCAAAAGGATTTTGTGAAATGGTAGGATTAAAATTGTCAAAATAAAGGAAACAGTTTTCAATAGCATCAGATACCAACTCATCACGGAATGAGTAGTTCATAAAACGAGGCTTGTGTGATAGATTCTCGGCAATTAAGTAAATACATTTACCAATATATTCGGAAACACGAGGTTTAGATAAACCCTTTTCAGAAGCCTCTTTACATTTTGCTTTATATTCAACAATTTCTGCTAAGAATTTTTCATTATCAACATAGTGATTGCGTTTCTTTTTGGTAATCATATAAACCTCTTTTCAATGATTTAACATTATATACTAAAAAAAGTTTCATGTCAATGGCGGATTTAGCTTGACAAGGTTCCATAAATGTGTGTATAATGTGCTCCGCTCCACCACCATGACTTACACCAATATTAACCAAACGCTCACCGTGGAGCGAAGCGACACAAACGCGAAGCGTTTACTTAGTGTTTGCTGTAGGTGAAGGAAACGCCGGTGCAGTAAGCATATTAAGTTTTGCAATCTGCTTTTGAAGGATAGGACCTCTATCAGGCCATTTGATAATAGGTTGGTCGGAATTTTTTGATAGGTTCTGTAGTAAAGGAAGGTAAATCTTCCTAATAGCTTCTAATCTTTTTTTAAGATCCGTAACCTCATCTAAAGTAGGTGCTACTGCTTCGGCAACAATATCATCTTCATTTCCAAAAGTGAATCCGAAATCATCAACTAAATCAGCATCATCTAATGTTAGATATTCGTTAGTGTTTGTTGCCATTAGTGAAATGTCCTTGTGCTAGTTAAAAGTTTATCTAATATTTCTTTAAGTTCTTCCGAATCTGGTTTTTCAGGTTCTTCAACCGATTCTTTTTTAGTTTCTTTTTTACTAAAATAATCCATATTTTTCCAATAATATGCTATCATCTTTTCGGTTATATTACCCATAGTTAAAACATCATCAGAACAAATATAGAAATCTTGTTCTATACATATTGAAGGAAAGACCCATGGCATAAAAGCTATCTGTAAATAATCATCACTGGTAGTAGAAGATATATATACTACTTTTAAAGGATTTAGTAACATATAATCTACTTGATCATTTTCTCCTATTTCAATGACTTCTGATACAATATCATCACCGTTTTTAAGACGAATAAACTTAACTCTATTTTCTTCTATAATCTGTTCCATAATTAATCTTTCATTTGTATCTTATAGATTTTGAATTTGAAGTTTTCTTCGGTATAAGTTTTGATTCTTTCAAAAAAATGTTTAAGGGTAAAGTTTTCTCTGGATTTCCAAGTAAAATCGTCGGCAATGTCAAAGAGAATGGCGGATTGCTTGGTCTCACTAACCCTAAGGCCTCGGCCGATTGATTGTAAATTACGAATCTTGGACTTGGAAGGAGATGCAAAGATGACATTATCCAAGGCCACGATATTAGTACCAGTGCTGAGGACACCAACGGACCCAACAATAATAGCATCACGCTCAGTCTCGACGATTCTTCGGATCTGTTCTCTATCTTCAACATCTGTACCTCCATGTATATAAAAGACCTTGCGACCTTCTTTAACTTTCTTATTTAGCATGTCATATAGGACATCACCGTGCTTCTCTACAAAGTTAAACAGTAGTAGAGTATTACCTTCTAATGATAGAGATAGATTTACAATAAACTTATTTCTAGCAGGATTAGATACAATATAGTCAATCTCTTCTTGATATGATGCCGTTTTCATATACTGACATTCTTCTGGTGAATACTTCAACATAAGGCATTTGATGGTAAGTTCGGCTAGTTGTTTCTTATCCATTAACTCTTTTGATGTAGTTGCCTTGTATACCTGTCCGAACAAACCCATCAATACCCATTCATGAGCCTTGGCACCAGATAATGTACCGGTAACACCAACTCTATATTCGGCTTTGGTACATTTGGTAACTATGTCTGATAAGGCTTTGGCTTGTGCTTGGTGTACCTCATCACATATTACATAATCAAACTGCTGGAAATACTCTTTAGGTAACCTTTGTAATGATTGCCAAGTAGAAATGATTATAGGTTTATCGGAAACTTTATCACGTCCAGAATATACACGATGACAATAGTTCTCCATTTTTTTACCATTCTTTAAAGAATAGTCCTCAAAATCACTATACATTTGTTCCACTAGGGCAGAACGAGGTACTATTAACAATCCTCTTTTACCTTGTTTAAGAAGATAGTTACAGATAAGGTATAATAGTAATGACTTACCAGAACCGGTAGGAGAAAGGATTATTCGCCTTTTGCTTCTTATAGCATGAACGAATGATTGTAATTGGTAATCTCTAGGCGTATGTTTTGGATTTAAACCTTCAACAAAAGACATAGCGTCATTTAGTGAAAATGATGTATCATAAACCTCATCTTCATAGGTATAGGTATAACCTTTTTCAGTTATCCATTTCATTACCTGTGGTGCTAGTCCACGGTATATAATTCTCTTGTTAGCATCAAATAGTCTTAGCCAACCATCCCATAATTTTTGCTTATAAGAAGGAACAAATTGAAATCCAGGTGGACGAAAAGAGAAAGCATCACGCAGTTCCCATGCGACACCTTCATCACATTCAATGTGAATATAGGATTCATCTTTGTTTGTAATTTTAATCATTACCCTTTAAGAACCTTCTATTGTCAATTACACCTCTTAAAGCAAAGTTTCGTCCATTAAGTTCTTTTAGATAAAGGTCACATTGCTCTACAATAAGGTCTTGTAGTTTCTTCTTTAATAGTATTTTGGTGAGTTCTGGATCGTCAGCCAGTCTGGATTCCTGTGCTACTCTTGTGATGATAGCAACACCTTGCCACTGGTTCCATCCATATTTTTGTAAAGTTTCTAACTCTGATTTTCCTTCTATCCATTCACGGCGAAGTTCTTTCATAGTTCTATACTTTTCCTCCAAAGCAAAAGAAGTTTGTTTGTGATGGGAACGAATACGACAATATTTGGAGTGAAGGAAAGATAATTTAAGGAGTTCTAAATCAATGTTTGGATCCTTAAAATCAATATCACAGTCTTTTTCCCACTCATCATTTAACTGGTCAATATTCACCGGCGGCCGTAAATTCATAACAAACTCCTTATTAAGGAATACATTATATCATAATAAAATCAATGTGTCAATTTAATCTTTCAATCTCAAATATGTCGTAACGGAAGGTAAAGTCTGCGGTAGGAATAACATCAGCATCCACTTTCGTATCAAAGTTTACCATACCTATTGATGTTGGATGACAGTTATGGAATTTGATACGAATATTAGATCGGTTGGCGTTTGTGTTTATGGTTAAGAAACCGTCAAAATATAAAGGCGTCATTACATCTTTTGGAGTTTTTCTGGCATATTCATCATATGAAGATGGCC